TATAATAGAACAAAACATTTAGCTAGGGCACTTGTTATGTTTAAATTAAATTAACCGGAAGCTTCGGCTCCACAAAATAAAATGATATGAGTACATTAGACATTTTTGAAAGGCATATAAGTCCTTTCGACATCCTATTTAGGAACCACTTTAAATCTGACAGCACATTTCAACCTGTTGGAAATTTCAAACAACCACACCCACTTAATATTTTCTTTGATGACAAAGGTTTGTCATTTGAAGTTGCCTGTACTGGTCTAACTAAGAAAGACGTAGTATTAGATATTGAAGGGGATACTTTAAAAATTAGTTATACAAAACCAGAAAAAGAAGAATTCCATGAAGGAATGATTCATAATGGTTTATCTAAAAAATCATTTGATTTAAGATATAAAATTGCTCCTAAATTTGATTTAGGTTTAATTGATGCCTCTTTAACAAACGGTTTATTAGAAATTTTTATACCATTAGCTGAAGAAGCTAAGCCAAAATCTATTAAAATTAAGTAAAAATAATTGCAAAAAAACGTGTCCTAGCAATGTTTTTTTCGTATATTATGGTCCAAACAAATAAATAGTTATATGGCAAGAAAACCCAACTCACTTACATTGATTGAAGATCCTAGTATGGAACCATTTTTCATTACTAAAGACGAACACTGTTATACAGTTAATAGAAAAATTGTTTCTAATGCTAACCACTTCAGATCAACAGGAAAAAGTAAAACGTATTCTAAAGCACTTACGTTTCATTCTAAGTTTGAAGATGCTTTAAAAAGAATAACTGAAGAACAGTTACATACTAAAAAACACTATAATAAATTAAATGATTTTTTAGATCATTTTTTAACAATTGAAAATAACATTAAAACATACATAAATGAAAAAGCTTGAAGCACTATTCGATGCGGTTATCGTTAAACCTATAGAAAACGAAGAAACATTATATGGGAATATTATTGTTCCTGATATGGGAAAAGAAAAAAATGAATATGGTGAAGTTGTTGCCGCTGGAAGTGGTAGATTCACTTTAATGGGTAATCATATTCCAATGCAAGTTAAAGTTGGAGATTTAGTTGTATTACCAACTCAAGGATTTACAAAGTTACCATTTGATGGAGTTGAATATTATGTTGGACCTGAGAATCAAATATTAGCTAAAGTACAACAATCAGTAGAAGGAGTATTAGCGGAAACTGAAATAACTGAAGAAGACGAACAAAACCTAACAGATATTTAATATGGAAAACAAAATTGAATTTGGTAAACAAGCCAGAACAAACATAATGAAAGGTATTGATAAACTAGCTGATGCAGTTGTATCAACCTTGGGACCTAATGGAAGGAATGTTGTAATATTTAAAGGAGCAGCTGAAGCACCACAATCAACTAAAGATGGTGTTACAGTAGCTAAATCTATATTATTAGACAATCCATCAGAAGAATTAGGAGTATTATTAATTAGACAAGCAGCTGTCACTACTGGAAATAAAGCTGGTGATGGTACAACAACATCAACTTTATTAGCCAGAGAAATAATAAAATCTGGATTAGCTAGTTTAGATAATGGAGAAAATGCTACTAAAATAAAAAGAGAAATTGACGAAGCTACTAAATTAGTAGTTAAAGAACTTCAAAAAAATATATCTGAAGATATATCGGAAGAAGGTCAATTAGAACAAATTGCAACAATATCTGCTAACAATGATTCTGAAACTGGTAAGTTAATTGCTCAGGCAATAGATAAAGTAGGATTAGAAGGTGTAGTACATATTGAAGAATCTAAAACAGGAGATACTTATCTTGAAACTGTTGAGGGTATGCAATTCGACCGAGGTTTCAAATCACCATATTTTGTAACCGATAATAATACAATGCAAAGTGTTTTAGATAATCCTGCTGTATTGATATTAAACCAAAAATTAAATTCAGTTAAAGAGTTATTACCAATTTTAGAAGCAGTATCCTCACAAGGAAAATCATTATTAATTATTGCTGAAGATATTGATAATGAAGCTTTAGCTACTTTAATTGTAAATAAAATGAGGGGTACAGTTAATGTATGTGCTGTAAAAGCTCCTGATTTTGGGGATAGAAGAACTTTAATTTTAGAAGATATAGCTATCACAACAGGTGGTGTTGTATTTGATAAGAAAAAAGGAATGAAATTAGATAAATTTAGCTGGGATTGGTTTGGAGAAGCTAGAACAGCAACAATAGGAAAAGAAGAAACAACAATAGTAGATGGAAAAGGAGAACTTGAAGCAATTGAAGCACGTATTGAAGAACTACAATCGCAAATCGAGAAAGCGCAAACCCCGTACGAAACAGAACAACTCCAAGCAAGATTGGCAAAATTCGTCGGAGGAGTAGCTATTATTCACGTAGGTGGTAATACTGAAACTGAAATGAGAGAAAAGAAAGATAGAGTTGATGATGCTTTACATGCAACAAAAGCTGCTATTGAAGAAGGAATACTACCAGGAGGTGGAGTTGCTTTATTAAATGCTAGTAAAACTTTAGATGCTTCTAAAAAAGGGCATAAAATTGTTAAAAAAGCATGTACTAAACCATTTGAACAGATATTAATTAATGCTGGTTGGGAAGATAAAGATGCAGCAGCAAAAGGCACATATGAGTTATCTTCTGATGATAAATGGAATGGAGTTAATGTGGATGATGGTTCAATAATCAACTTTAAAGAAAGTGGAATTATAGATCCAACAAAAGTTACTAGATTAGCCTTAGAAAATGCAGCATCAATTGCTGGTACAGTTTTATTAACTGAATGTACTTTGACACAGGATAAAGGTAGTGTTGAGGAAAGAATGAGAGTGCTAACAGATGCAACAAGAGGTGATTTAAGTGGAGCAGCACGAACTCATGGAAGTTATTAGGATATTTATAACAAATTAATTATATTATAGACATGAGACAAAACACACAACCTAAAGTAGAAGTAATAGAGAATGCAACTCTTATTGCTCGTAGAGTACCACCTGGAGATAAATGGAGATTAGTAGCCAATGAACCAGAAGGTCCTGTACATAAATCATTAACTGATACGCTAGAAGCGTATATGACAAAAACTGGATTTAGAGGTGAATATAGATTAGCACCATTAAAAAGTGAACTATACGCTATATTAACATCAGAGAAAGAAATTGAACCAGTTAAAGAACAACGTTATTCAATATATGGAGAATACTAACAGTTTACTGAACGAAAAGTACAGACCAATAGTTTTAGATAATTATGTTGGCAATGATAAATTAAAAAAATCAATTGCTAGACAACTTGAACAAAATGATATTCAAAATTATCTATTCTATGGTCCTGCTGGTACAGGAAAAACAACGTTAGCCAAATTAATAACTAAAAATCTCGATTGTGATTACATTTATATTAACGCTTCTGACGAGCGTGGGATCGAAACTATTAGGGATAAAGTCTCTGGTTTCGCGTCGGTTGCTTCATTTAAGCCCCTCAAGGTTGTTATCTTGGACGAGGCGGATTTTCTCACGATTCAAGCGCAAGCGTCGCTCAGAAACATAATTGAAACATTTTCTAGAACTACAAGATTTATTTTAACTTGTAATTATATAGAACGTGTTATTGATCCTTTACAATCAAGGTGTCAAACAATTAAAGTAATACCTCCTACCAAGAAAGAGGTTGCAGTACATTTAGCTAGTATTTGTGATAAAGAAAGCATCAGTTATGATCCAAATGCCATTGGTAAAATTGTAAATAAGTTCTATCCGGACTTACGTAAAATGCTTAACACTGTCCAGACGAGTAATATTAAGAACAAGCTCATTTTAGATGATTCTTTACTTGTCAGTACTAGTTATTTGTCTGCTATTTTAACTGAATTAAAAAAAGATAAACCTAAATTTAATACTATTAGACAAATCATAGCAGATTCAAATGTAGATGATTTTGAAGAAGTATTTAGGTTTTTATATGATAATGCTGACGAATATCTTCCTGGTAAATCAGGTACAGCGGCTTTTCTAATTAATGAGCATCAATATAAAGCTAATTTTAGAATAGATAAAGAGATTAATATAATGAGTTTAATTAATAATTTAATAAATAATAAGTAATTTTATGGAAGCACCAAAACAACCAAATATTGATTTAAAATCAACTGAAGGAATGAAAAACGCTGATGGCGGAAGTATATTCAAATCAGGAGTTATTTTAAGAAAAATTTCTAAATTTGTAGCAGGAACAGATAATGATGCTATAATGCCTATTCCAATTTTTTATGATCCATCAACTAATAAAATATTAGGTGAAGGATTACCATTGGAATTAAGAGATGAACTTAAGGACGAAATAGTATAATGAAAAACATTTTTGATTGGCTTAAACAAATTAATTCAATCAAATCTGATCCATCCTCGTTTTCAGATAAAGATTGGGAGGTATGGAACAGTTACATGGTTCATAGATTTATGTCTATGAACCCTAACTATTTAGATTTAGTAAATGAGGCACAACAAATAATGCCTCAAAATAAAGAACAAATTTATAATATTTATAGGGAATATATTCCTAAAAATAATAAATGGAACAAATATATTAAATCGACGTTAAAAAAACGTAATAAACAGTTAGTTGAACATTTAAGTACATACTGGGAATGCTCGCAAACTGAAGTAAGGGATTACTTGAAATTTTTGGATAACGATGAAGTTATTCGTATATTGACCAGTATTGGATTTGAACAAAAAGAAATTAAAACCCTAATAAAATGAATATAGAAGTATACAACTTTTTAAAAGCACAAGCAGAAGCTGATAAAGCTAAAGCACTTGCAAGTATTAAATTATTAACAGCTCACCCAGCAGGAATTGGAGATCATTCAACAAAAGACTATTGGGATAATTGTGAGGAATCATTGAAGTTACTTTCATCAGCTCATGAAAGATTAGAGATGTTAGAAAAATACTTTAATAAAACTGAGTTACTATAAGTGAGTAACTCTGTACACCCAGAAGGTTACGATCCATTAAGTTGGTGGAACCATTTTTGCAAACCAGAATTAGAAAAAGATAAAAAAGTTATGAGTGATTCAGTGAAAAAATACCACGAATTAATTTCCGAAGAGGAAATGGATAAGTTAGAAAAAGGCACAACAGTATCTGAAGCTGTTGAAGTATTTGAAAACGAATATCCAGAATTATCTGAGGAATTTAAACAAATTACTAAAGAAATGTATGAGATGTTTGCCCGTAAACATATGGATTATGGTTTAAATAATATCGCTTTAGGTGGTGATATATTAAACAATAAAGAAGATAAAAAATTCTCACTAACAGGACTAGCAATTAGATTAACTGATAAAATAAGTAGATTAAAAAATCTATTAGTTAATGGTAAAAATTATGTTAAAGGTGAAGGTATGGAAGATACCTTTATTGATATTGCCAATTATGGAATAATCGGTCTTTTAGTAGGTCGTGATAAATGGAAAAAATAGTTTGGCTAAAAAATTACCATCTATTGTTAGGGAGATTAGAAATAATCCTCCCGAACCTATAAATTTTGCATTTCAAAAGAATATATCCTATTCTCAAATGTCAATATTTCAAGGATGCCCTCATAGATGGAAATTACAGTATAAAGATAAAATTAAGAAGTTTACATCTTCAATTCATACTGTGTTTGGAACAGCGGTTCATGAGGCAATGCAACATTATTTAGATATAGCATATGAAAAATCATTTGCAGCTGCTGATAGAGAAATTAATATGCAAGAGTATTTCCAAGAAAAATTCATAGGTGAATATCAAACTCAATATAAAAAAAATAATAATTCACACTTTTCTGATGCAGCCGAAATGAGAGAATTTTTTGAGGATGGAGTTGCTATATTAGAATGGTTTAAGAAAAAACGTAGTAGATATTTTAGTAAAAAAGGTACATTTTTAGTAGGTTGTGAAATACCAATTAAAATACCACCAAATAAAATGTATAATAACGTATTATACATGGGGTATCTAGATGTTGTCACATACAATGAAAGATCAGATACATTTAAAATAATCGACATTAAAACCAGTACTAAGGGATGGAATAAATTTGCTAAAGCAGATGAACAAAAACAATTTCAGTTATTGCTTTACAAACAATACTTTTCAGAACAATATAATATACCTTTAGATAAAATTGATATTGAATTTTTTATACTTAAAAGAAAAGTATTAGATTGGGATGATGATAAAATTATGTCACCACACCAAGCTTATAGAGTGCAACAATTCACACCTCCTAGTGGAAAAATTAAACTAGGTAGGGCTAAAAAAGCAGTGAGTGATTTTATACATGAATGTTTTAACTCTGATGGAGGAATTAAAGATAAAATTTATCCAAAAACTCCCTCAAAATGGACTTGTAATTTTTGTCCATTTAAAGAAGAACAAGAATTATGTGGAGCTGGTTTAGACTTTGCGTAGATTAGAGAATATTCATATATGTATAGACAAATATAACGTTATTAAAAATTAAAATTATGCCACAAAGTAAAAAAATGACACTAACAAGTGTTAAAGTCCAAAGCCAGTTATTTGAAAATTTCAAAGTAGAATGTGTGAGACGAAAATTCTCATTCCAAAAACTTGCCGACCGTAGTTTATTTTTGTATCTTACAAACGAAGATTTTAGAAAACAAATTACAAACCAAACAAATATTGAATTATAAAATTAATGAACATGAATAAAAGTTTTGAATATCTTCCTAAAAATGAAAGGAAGAAATTAGTCCTTATATGTGATGATATTAGAGTACATTCAGGTGTAGCTACAGTTGCTAAAGAAATTGTAACTCACACTTGTGGTCATTTTAATTGGGTAAACATAGGAGGTGCAATTAACCACCCAGATGTAGGTAAAATATTAGATCTATCAGCGGAATGTAATAAACATGCCGATATAGAGGATTCTGATGTTAGAATTTATTGTGTAAATGGATATGGTAAAGATGATGAAATTAGACAAGTATTAGAAGCTGAAAAACCAGATGCAGTAGTATTATTTACTGATCCTAGATATTTTACTCATGTATTTAATGCTGAAGATACTATTAGGAAAAAATGTCCAATAGCATATATTAATATTTGGGATGATTATCCAGCACCAAGATATAATCAAGCATTTTATGAATCTTGTGATTTGTTAATGGGTATTTCAAAACAAACTAAAAATATTAATGAATTAGTATTAGCGGATTGTGATAATAGTAAGAGAGTATTTAGATACATTCCACATGGTTTAAATCATAATGATTATTTCCCAATTACTAAAGATCATGATGATTATAAAGATTTAAAGATATTTAGAAATAGTTTATTTAGAGGAGATGATGTTGATTTTGTTATGTTTTTTAATTCAAGGAATATTAGACGTAAACAAATTCCAGATACGATGTTAGCTTATAGAGCATTTTTAGACACATTACCTCAGGAAAAAGCTGATAAATGTAGACTTGTATTACATACTGAAGTAGTTACAGATGCAGGTACAGATTTAGAAGTGGTTAGAGAATATTTGTTTGATGAAAAATATCCTAAAGCATGTGTATTTTCACTTCAAAAGTTAAACAGAAAAAATCTAAATTATCTATATAATATAGCTGATGTTCAAGTATTATTAACATCTAACGAAGGATGGGGATTAACAATTACTGAAGCAATATTAGCTGGTACACCAATTATTGCTAATGTAACAGGTGGAATGCAAGATCAAATGAGATTTATTGATGATAAAGGTAAATGGTTTGAACCATCACCTGAAGTACCATCTAACCATAGAGGTACTTATAAAGAGCACGGTGAATGGGCATTTCCAGTTTACCCAACAAGTAGATCAATACAAGGATCACCTCCAACACCTTATATTTTTGATGATAGATGTAAATGGGAAGATGCTATGGAGAGAATTAAAGAAGTTTATAACTTATCACCAGAAGAAAGACAAAAAAGAGGTCTAGCAGGTAGAGAATGGGCTATAAGTGATGAAGCTGGATTTACAGCTGAAAGACAAGCTGAGAGAGTTGTTGAAGCGTTTACTGAATTATTTAAAGTTTGGGAACCTAGAGAAGATTTTGAAATTGTAAATGCAACTGAATACAAAGGTAAATTGTTAAATCATAAAATTTTATATTAATGAAAAAACCAAGTTTTTATATAAGTTCCCCTTTTGACACATATAGTGGTTATGGGGCTAGATCTAGAGATATTATTAAAGCAATTATTGAATTAGATAAATATGATGTTAAATTATTAAGTCAAAGATGGGGTAGTACACCATTTAATTTCTGTACTGATCATGAAGATTGGTCATTTTTAAATGAACTTAGAGTACCAGGAGTAGCTCAAGGACAAAAACCAGATATTTGGATGCAAATTACAATTCCAAGTGAATATGCACCTGTAGGTAAATTTAATATTGGCTGTACAGCTGGTATTGAAAGTACAGGATGTGATCATACTTGGATTGAAGGTTTAAATAGAATGGATATGAATTGGGTTTCTTCAAGGCATAGTAAAAAAGTATTTACTGAGGTTAAATTTGAACAAAAAGATAGACAAGGTAGAACTACAGGCCATGTTTTAAAGAATGAAAAACCAATTGAAGTAGTATTTGAAGGTGCTAATTTAGATGTTTATAAACATATACCATCAAGTGAAGTAAAATTAGATTTAAGTGCTATTAAAGAATCATTCTGTTATTTGTTTGTAGGACATTGGATGGAAGGTGATATGGGTCATGATAGAAAAAATGTTGGTCTAATGGTAGATTATTTCTTTCAAGCATTTAAGAATAAAAACCAAAAACCAGCTTTAATATTAAAAGCATCTACTGGTAGAAATAGTTATATGAGTAGAGAAGCAATTGTAAATAAAATTGGTAAAATTAAAAAACAATACAGACATGATGATTTACCAAATGTTTATGTTTTAAATGGTGCACTTACTGACGAGCAAATAAATGAATTATATA